TTATTTTCTAGTGTTAAGAGGAATACCGTTGGACTTGCCATCCTTAAAGAAGGAATTCCACTGTTGAGAGGCCCAATCACCAAAACCTGAGGCGGCATCAGTAATCATGTTCGAAACGTCTTTCGCCGTAGCAGTAACTTGAGAGCTACCATAGCGAGCGTTTTGAGTATCTTGATGAATTTTTCCGATTTCTGCATAAACTTTCTTCTCCAAAGCCATAATCTGACTATTAGTCAAATGCTGACCAGTCTCCTGAGCACGGGTAAGAGCCATTCTCATAATTTCATGGGTAGCTTGTTTAGCCGTAAGGTCAGTATTGGCGAGGATGGACTCGACGCGTGCCTGTGACTCACGTTGATTGTACTGAAGCATCTCATTCTGAGCATAAACAGAATCCTTTGTGTTCTGACGAGAAGTAGCGGACTGAATACCGGCAATCTGCAAATTATTCTGCATCTGCATCTTAGCAATATCCTTCTGAGTATCCAGCTGCATACGCATCAACTCCTTCTGTTGGTCCTGACCGGAAGATTCCAGTCCGGCGCCGGAAGCACCAGCTCCAGCACGTTCCCATGCATTGAGCTCAGGGAAGGCCGCAGCCAAGTAATCACGGGTTGCTTGTCCTTGTTTCTTTGCATTATTACCACTCAATTTATCAACTAACGCTTGCTTGACTCGGTCACTACCAGCAGTCATGACACCATCAAGCAAATCCTTACCGGCATTCTTAATCATATTCTTGGCATCAGCCATAACACCTCCAGTCTGAGTGGGAGCGGGAATCTGACCATTAGGAACATTAGAACCCTGAATAGCTGACTGGATACCGGCATCATTATCCATACCAATAACACCTTGACCATTGGAAAGGCCAGAGGACTCAGTAGCGGCTTGAGCGGCAGGTTTGCCACCAAACAGCTTAGAAGCGGCTCCACTGGCTAAGGCTGAAGCAATACCACCTACAACGGCACCTATCATAGCTGAAAGTCTCCTTTGGGCTTAGCAGGAGGGAAGGCGGCTTACGCCTTCCGCGTTCCTAGTTTATCGGGTATCTCCGTAAGGCTCGGTCCGCCCTACACTGGGCAGGCATCTAACCGGGAGTGCGGCGGCCTTTTATTTAAGCGGCTGCAAAGCTGTAACTTCGTGGTCAACCTGAGCCATCGAAACAACACCAGTAACATTACCAGCATTAGCGGAGGCAGAGAAGAAAACCACACCAACAAAGACATTATTGCCTTCAGCACGAGGCTTAACATCAACAGTGACACAATCGCGAACACTAAGCGCACGAGGAGAAAGAGCAGAAGCCTCAACCGGAATGAAATCAGAGGTTGCAATATTAAAACCAGTAGGCTGAGCAGCAGTGCTCTCAAAACGAACAACACAAGGAATGTAATTCGAGTCAACACTAAAGGACAGCGAAGCAGCAACAGAGAAAACCTGCTGAGAATCAGGAGAATTGGGGTCCATCATCTGAACAAACGCAAAACCACTACCATTAGAAGCAGCGCCAATGGAAGACGCAACGCGGAAAGTGGAGCGACCTGCAACAATCTCACCAGAGTTAACAACCTGCGGGTTAGCGGCAGGGGAAATAGAAAAGGCACGGTTCTTAGAAGTGAACGGGGCAACATGCTTAGATACATAAACTTGAAACATAATCAAATCCTTAAAGGGGGCCGAAGCCCCACATAATCAAGAAGTCATAATGGAATCGCGAGTGGTCGGCATATTACGATAAATCGTGCAGTTGAACTTAGTCTGCATATTCCAATGAGCAAGCTGCATAGACTGGAAAACCTCATCGTAGTTGTCAGTATTGACCAAAACACGCTGCTTAATATCACTAGACGGAATCGCGCTATAGAACGGGAAGCCATCAAGATAGTTATACGGCAACGCAACACGGTCAGGCTGCATACGATACCATTGACCTTCAGCAATCTTAAACTTGGCATTAGCATCGCCAGAGTGGAAGAACTGCTTCATATTAACCTCACGAGGAGGAAGGTTAGCCATCAGAGCTGGATCACAAGCCAAATCAGTATAAGTTAAATCCTCTTTACCAACTAAGTAATGCATCTCCATTTCGTGAGTTGGCGGGAAGCGGACCAGTGCAAGCGTGAACATAGTGCCGTGTTCAGGACAGAAGAATCGCGGTACTGAATGCTTAAAGGTCTGCTGTACACGTCCGGAGAACTGACCGAGAGAACTTTGGTCGGTGCCGTCGACGTCATAGCCTGAAGCCCAAAACTCAGAATGCATAACAAGCAAAGGACGATTATCCGCATCATAAGAAGTACTACCACCAAATTCATTAACAATATCACGATAACGAGTCATGAAGTAATCACGCTCCTGCTCAGTATGCAATTGAGCATAAGCGGCTTGTAAACCCATAATATCGATAGAGTTAGCCTCAGTCTTCATAGAATGAGAAGTTTCAGTACCCGGAGGCAAAGGGGCAGTCCAAATAGTTTTCAGGTTACAAGCACGAACACCAAAACGAACGTCTTCACCTTCCATATTGGACGGGTTAGCGTAAGTCAGGTCATCCATCCACGGAGCTTTGAAGTAGTTATTATAAATATTCAAATAACCTTGATGAAGAAATTTAGGCACCTTAAGGGTACTGGAAGGGATTGTACCTAAATACTGAGCACTATCCCAACCACGCGAACAAGTCACAGGTGCAAGAGGTTTAGCATTAACGCCATCTTTCATAAACTGAATCCACTCTTCACCATAAATATGACGGTGAGGGACATAGAACGTGAACAGGTCAACGCGAGAGTCAACAGCAAGACCGCGACGAAGCGGAGAAAGGCGAATAGCGCCAACCATATCAAGCTCAAAAGAATCACCTGCAACAACAGGAGTCCAAGAAACAACTTTTAAGCGACCAATTTTACCTGCTTCAAAAACCAGATGAGACAGGTCATGGGGAATACGTTCAGCGGAAGTCTGTACATTAGACATTTATAAATCCTTATAGGGGCCGAAGCCCCATCAATTAAAACTGAGAACCGCCTACATACCAGAGGCGAGCACCTTTCTTACGAGAAGGAGAACGACGAATTTTCTTCATATTACATTACTCCACTTGCACGAAGTTTCTGGCGAGCATTCTCTTCAGCATTCAAAACCGTTTCTTTAAGTCCGGCTTTAACACGCAAGGTGTACGCGAAGAGTTCAGCGGCTTTAACCGGACGCTCGACGCCATTAACAATGTTTTCCGTAAACTCAGCGCCCTCCATGATGAGGCAGGCTGTCTGAATATTGACGGGATGAACATAATAAGCAATGACGGCAGCAATAAACTCAACAGGAGCAGGAAAGCGAGGGTATCCCACAAAGTCCAACGTTCCATAAACACAAGCCTCAACACAACGACGCGCACGGTTGCGGTCGGTAGCAATCCAAATTTTATCACCAGTCAGAAAATCAAAATCCTCCTCGGTAATATCCAGAACAGCAGAAGACTGAAGCATCTTCAGAGCGGCAACAGAGGTAGCAAAGTTAACATCAGTAGCAACAAGATTAGACATAACAAACTCCTTTCAGTGAAAACACCTCAAATGTAATTACGTTTTTTCAAATCGTCAAGCAATTTTTTATGATTGCCTTTCCAATCTTCAATCTGAAACCACTGCCGAAGCAAATTACCAAAGGCATTAAGCCATTTTTCATCATCATTGGTAAAGTCAGCTTTAGTCAAAAACATCAACTGCTTAGTCAAAGTAGCGCGATAACTTGCATAATAACGAGTCGAGCTCAGCATGTATCTTCTCCTGAGAAAAATCCGGGTCACTTACCGCCGAAAGTCTGAGTCGCTTTAGCTCGCAAATCAAAAGGCGTAATTCCTGCATCAATAATGTATCGACGTGCTTCATCAGAAATATCCCCATTTTTTAAGGTGACCGTCATTGAAGCGATAGAACTCTGACAATTGAACTCGGGTGTCTTTTTCATCAAACGACGGATATTTTTCAACATACTTCTCACTTCCGGGCGCACATCCAAAATGACGTGCAAAGGCAGCGCGCCGATGTTCAAGGTCAATTGCTTTTTGGCGTTCTCTTTCACTATCTGATACAGAGGACTGGAATCGAAGCTGATTCGGCTCAGTTCCAGAAGAACCTTGTTGCTGAGGTGAGCCATCGAAGGGAGCTCCATTCCGAGCTTCCGGCTGCTGCGAACTCTGAATTCCTTTTTCAGACAGATTGCCATGAGTGGATTCTTGCATTTTTTTTGTCTCTCAGTAATAGCTTTCTGACGTTGGTCAGATTGCTTGGCTACATACTTGGTCACATACCATGCGACCGCCTGATACGGCTTACTCTGCATTGCTTTTCCTAATTTGTCAACAGGCCAAAGCCAACCTTTACGAGAATAAGCATCATGTTGATAGCGAACAGCTATCGGTTGCGTGAAACCATAAGGCCACATACCGCGGAACGAGTTAATCTGGCGATAATTACGTACCTTGCGACCGAAATTAGGGTCGTGACTTCCCAAAGGAAGAGTCCGCACCATATGCACAACGTGCCAATGAAGACGGCCGTGCTGGCCTCCAAACTCCGGCACACAAAGATAGCGATAGCAGTCGTTGTAGGAATCCTTAACCGAACGACCTTCAGCGCGCAAAACAGCTCGACCAACAGTCCTAAAATAATCACGAAGAGCATTAGGGTTTTCATTAAAAGCCTGCAAACGGTCATCAGCAAGAGTCAACGTATCAAATACAAAGAACCAGCCCTTTTGGTGAGCAATACGCATCTCATTAATCACCTTCTGAGTCATGCGATTTTTGCGTGTTTTTTCCTGCATTTTCTCCATGTACTTAGCAACCTCATCTTTAAAAGATAAAGGCTTGACCATGTCCAACTCCTGACGGATTAACTTCTCAGGCCATTGAACAACATACTTAGTCCAAAGAGAATTCAACGTTTTACCGTAGCGAACACCCGGACAAATCATTTCAAACAGAAAAACACATTCGGCATCCAAAGGGGTACGGTGGTCTATAGTGTTACTATTATCAAGTTGAGCAGCACACTTCCGAACCAGTGCCATATGGTCTTCCAGAAGGGCAGTCTGAAATTCATAAACGGCAAGAGTCTCATCATCCAAATGAGTCTCTTCAGAAAGGCGTTTTTCCAACTGATAAACGAGGTCAGAAAGAAGACGGCTACGATTATCAACCTGAACAGCCATACGAAGATGAGCGTGCTTAGCCGTAGCATGCGACCAAACAGCCTTTACAACATCAGAGAAAATTTCAGTAGCCATGCGAAAAAGCCCTCATAGTGAAACTATGAGAGCAATATAGAGGGTATTTTAAAGGTCTGTCAAGAATTAATGTAAGCTGGGCGATTTTTCAACCAATCCAAAAGTGCAAGATGCTCCTCATCAGTAAGAAAGCGACGCTCATACCGAGGGTCAGAAACACGACTGCGAGTGATATGCAAAATCCTTGTATCAAGGCAATAAGCATAATGTTCATCAACCAAACTAAAATATTTCACGGGAACCTCCGAATCAAACGGGAAATTCCATACAGCATAAGAGCAACAACAGCCAGAGCAATAAATTTTCCGATAACAGTTTCCATGATTTACTCCGCAATTTCATAGAGCCATTCCATATCATCAACATCAACGGATAAATCCTCCTCAGAGCGAAGGGAGTGAGGAGCGTTAATATAAGCAATGATGCTATCCATAGTCTCTGGGCCACACTCAGCATATTCCTCAGCCTCATAATCAAAATAGGTAACAGAGCAATAAGTGAAGTCAATCTCAACAATGACAACGTCAAAACAATTTTTAGGGTTAGCAATCAGTTGCTGGCGAGGAGACAAATCACGAACAGCGCGAACCTTGATAAGGCGACCATTGTGAACAGACTCATAACGAACATAGACGGGGCACTTAAACAACCATGAACCAAGAACAGGGTGAGTAAGGCGGTGAGCAGGTTTCATAAAAAAGACTCCAACTTCATTTCGTTGAAGCAAGAGTCTCATAAGGGTTTAGGGAATGTCAACAA